TTCATTCATCATGGCCTCAAACATTCATAAGTTATTAAAGGCTAAAAAGGTTGACCTGACTGTAGCTGATACATTTTTTATACTACTTATTCTTCAGAAAGTTTCAATAAATTATCATAATATTTTTTCAGAAAATATTTCTGCTAGATCACAGAAACTAATTAATAAAATATTAAATAATATAGATAGTAAAAATTAATACTTGAATTTATTAGAATATTACACTATATTATATAGGTATTCTATTTATTCAACACCCATGAATTACAACCAACCTAATCAAGTCAACACAGTATATAGTGCAGACTCAAACAATGCTTTATTAGTTGAAGATCATTATAAAGCTAAACACAATTTTAAAAGAATAGGTAATGAAGATATATGCGGTAAATCTATAAATAAGAATGTTTCTATAAGGGATGCATTTAAACAGTGTGGAGCGTTAAACCCACCCGTAGAAATTACACCTTATATAGAAAATAGTTTTGGCAACAAAATAGAGTTAGAAAACCATAAGGCTATAGTAGATAGCGTAACTGGTAAATGTATGTCAGTTATGAAAAAAACTTATGAAGTACAGGATAACGAACCAATTTATAATATATTTGAGCAAAATAAAGAGAATTTACAATTAGAGCATATAACCTTATTTAACGATAATGGTTGTATTTTAGTCAGTGGCGGTATTAAGGATGCTGACTTAGAAGTTACAAAAGATGATCCAATTCGTAGAAGACTTTGCTTAATCAATAGTTATACAGGACAGTACGCATTTAAATTAGTACTAATTGACTTTAGGCTTTTTTGCTTTAACCAGTTAGGGCGAATAAATAAATCACAAAATAAGTTATCATTTAGACATTCTAAAGGTATAAACGAATATACAAAACAATTACCAGACTTCTTGAAATATCAACGTGAAGATCTACGAAATTCTATTGAAGAATTAAGAGCTATGGTTCGTGTTTCTTATAAAGATAGAGCAGAATCAATGGAAGTTTTAAAAATATTAGCTAAACAAATGCTTGCAGATAAGTTAAATGGTAAAGTTAAAGATAAGGAAACTAAAGAATATAGAGCTAAAGACTTTGATAAGGATTTATCTAAAGAGTGGAGCGACATAAAAAATAACTTTTATAAAGAGACTAACAATTTTGAAATAGCTCCTAATCTTTATCAAATGTTTAACGCTCTAAATTATCAGCAGACACATTGCGAGCAGTCCGTTAAAGATGATGTTAAAGGAGCTAGAGTAAGGCTAGAAAGTCTAGTTAGTGGGAAGTGTGGTAATAGGGTCGATTTAATCCGTAAAGAGTGTTTACAACTCACTAAAGTAGGAGCGTAATAAGATGTTAGAAACATTCAAACAGTTAAAACAAAACGATAAAATTAGGGTATCCATGACAGATGCCCTAATCGGTAAACGTCAAAAAACTCTGTCAGTTGGCAGAAGAACCCATTCAAAAAAATATAATGTTGAGAAGTTGACATTATTTCAAGTAAATAAAGATGGATCGCCTGACAAACATTCATGTAAATATTATTTCTACTATCGACCAGACTCTAATCTACTCTCATTAGCAATGAGTAATATGGCATGCTCATTTACTGATATTGAAGTTTTAAAGGATCATTCATCATTAAAGTAATATTTTAGTAAAATTAATTAAGTCCTGATCTACTGATTAGGGCTTTTTTATTGTTTAATATTGTGCTATATTGTAGAGGTAAATTCATCCAAAATTTCATTATGACTAAAACAAATTACAAATTAATTGCAAAAAAGAATCTTGAAAAAATCTCTAATGATTATGAAGAATTAAAAATTAAATCTAATGATCCTTATTTTGAATGTGACGAATATATTTGTAATATTGCAGACTTAGAAAATTGGTTAAATAATAATGGAGATTATCGTGTTGAATATCAACATCCTAAATTATTACATACTAAAAATATATTTGAAGATTTAAATATTATAGATGAAAACATTCAACATAAAAAAATGAAAATTGAATTTTTAAAAAGTCAAATTGATGATTTAAAAGTTGAAAAGACAAATATTTTAAGGGAAAATTTAAAACTAGAAGATAATAAAATTAATAAAATTAGATTTACTAAAATTCCTAGAAACAGAAAAGAGATTGAAATATTTTATTCTAAAGTTGAAGAAATTAAGAATAAAAAATTATATATATGTATTTAATTAAAAAGTTTACAGCTCCTAAAATTTTTATTTAGGGGCTTTTTTAATGTGATATTTTAAAGCGTTTTTAATGTTCTTTAGGTAGTATCACACATGAAAAATTTTAAAATGTATGAGTCTTACTTTGCGAAACTCTTGTCATATCAAGGGTTTTTAATTTTGCTATGTGAGACGATAGAGAATAAGTGCTAATTTTTAGCTATTTTTAAGGGTTTTTTGATAATAAATTAATTTATTAGAATACTACACAAGACAATAAAATTATGATAGAATAAAGTATAAATTAAATTATTTATTTCTTATGACTACCCAAATCACAGAAAAAACAAAAGCGGAACTTTCTTTAAAATCTGCATATCCAATAATTAAAGTTGTTAATAAGTGCGGA